CCAATGTTTTCTTCTAACCAGAACCACATTTTTTTATCCCAAAACTCATTACAATCAAACGGTACTGAATAATCCACCATCATATCGTCAAAAGCAAATGGCGATTTATAAATGTGAATATTATTATTACCACCTGCTCCGTTTTGTTCTAATATTTTTCTTGTTGATTTTATCGATGACATTGTAATGCCATGAACCTGCCGTCTGTTACTAACAACATCTCGCCAATCTGTATAATGTAAGAATGAATTTATAAGTCCAGAACACGTTACACCACTACCCATAGAAACAACTAAGTGGTCAAAGTCATTATCTTTCAACACTTCTTTCATTCTACTTCCCATGTAGTTAATATACATTGGGTGGTTGAATGCATACGGTAACATTTGCCAACCATTCTCTGTTGCTTGTTTCTTTACACGATTGTTAAGTATTGCCATTATGTTTGGTTTGAGTGGATTTAATTTTCCACCATTCCCCAATACTTTTTCAATTAAGTTTGGAGGAAACTTCTTTGTTTCTGGATAAGAAGAAATAAATTCTATACCTTCTTCTTTACAAAGTCCAGATAAAACCCAACCTGTCCAACTTCCGTATACTGAAAGGTGTGTTAGTGGTTTACTTTTATCTACCGCTGGACTTCTTAGAATCTGTCTAATTCCTTCTATCTTTGCCCACCTTGGATAATTTATTCCATCACCAACTAAATCATCACGTTTAACCCAAACTTTTTTTCCTTTGAGTTCATATTCCTCAATCGGTGTTTGTATTAAATCCATTTGAATATTCCACTATTGTTGCCAATAAGTTCGCCCTTCATCTTTTTATGTGAGAATCCATGAATCTTTTCAAAGTTATCACCAATTACATGAAGCATCTTTTTTCTATTACGAAAGTTTATTTCTTTATCATTTAAAATAATATCTTCAATAAACCCTTTGAAGTTTGTACCTTTTTGAAAAGCACGTTTTTCTTGTTCAATAACTTCTTTAGGTAAGTACGGTCTGAATGCATCTGCAAGTGGAAGTTTCCATTGCGATTTATCAGATAAAAATTCGTTGGTTAAGTTAGTAGTGTAATCTAAAAAATCAATATCGAAAAATGGGCAACGTAATTCTATTGTTCCATAATACATAAAAATAGTATTACCGCGTAACAAATTACCGTAGTATTGTTTTTCAAATAGTTTTTTCCTAATATCCGACCAATCTGGTTTCTTACTAAACATCCGTATCATTCCATAAGAACCATACGCTTCATCAGAACCTTCACCACTAAAAGCAACTTTTATTCCATCCTTTGCCATTTGTTCTGCAATAAAAGATTGTAGAACACCAACTTGCATTTGAACAGTCGATGGGTATTCAATAACTTTAATAGATTCTAAAAATCTTTGTTTCAATAACTCCACGTTTCTTGGAACTGAAACTTCTACTAATTGAACACCTAAATGATTCGCAACCATTCTTGCGTATTTTAAGTCAGGTGAATCTTCATCGAAAGCAATTGTATATGCTTTTAAGTTCGGTATCTTAGTGGATAATAAATACGTTATAACAGCGGAATCAATCCCACCAGACAACGAAGTTGCAATAGGTACATCAGACAACAATCGTTTACTTACCGCGTTCTCCAGCAGGTTATAGGTGGCTATGGCGCATTCTTCATGTGTTTCAGGTGAAGTAACTTTGTTTGAAAAGTTCCAATAGTAATCTTTGTGAACTACTATTTTATCCGTGCTTACATCTATTTCTACTAAAGAATTCTTTGGTACAAACTTAATTTCAGCGTTTGGTAATTGTTCAACAATAGATTTTATTTCACTTGCTATAATGTAAGTGTTGTTATTGAAAATATATAAAGGAAGTTTACCAACCCAATCACGTGAAAGAATTAACTTACCATTATCCCAAATAACGAAAGAAAACATACCGTTGAGTCTTTTCAATTCTTTTTCTTTATATACAAATAATATAAGTTCTGAATCTGAATTCGACTTAAAAGAATATCCTCTTTCTTCGTATTCTTTTCTTAGTTGTGGGTAATTCCATATTTCACCGTTAGCTACTAAGTGAATACCTTCCCACTCCATAGGTTGATTCCCTGCAGCAGAAGTATCGTTAATTGCAAGGCGATTATGTCCAAGTATAACTTTTCTATCACCCCAAGAAAATTCTTGAATACCGCGGTTATCTTTACCACGGTGAGCGATGGTTTCCAACATATTATCAACATCGGTTTTTGTATAACCGACCGTTGCTATTATACCACACATATTATTTATTGAGTATGTTTAACAATTCTTTTGTTTTTTTCAATTCGTTGTTCATTTTACCGATGTGGCAAGAACAAGCCAGTACACTAACCTTTCCCAATTCTAATCCACTTTCTTTTGCTAAAAACTTACCCATACTAACTAAAGCAGAATAATCAGCGTAACCACTCTTAGAAACTCTATTGGAACGTAGAACAGAAGTTAAATACAACTTACCGTTGCGAGGTTTTAAGTCAATCATCAACATACAAGGTTGAGAATAAGGATTTCGTGAATCACGTGATGGGTCAAATATAATTAACTCACAACGTTTAACCGCTTTACCTTGCTTCAAAATTTTAATAACATTTTCAACTTGATTGAATGTACCTTGCCAACTAACCATTCTTCCCCAATAGGACTGATGCCAATGGTCTTTAATGAACTGATATTCTAATCCTTCTTCTGCTTGAAAGAAATCGTTAATTGGTTTCTTAGGTTGGGGTTCTACAAACGTAACAGATGAAGCAAAATCAATTCTATCATCGCCCATTATTTCTCTGAAGTGTGAATCAAACCAATCGTCACTTTGAAATTCTGTAATTTCCATCATTACATTTAATTCTTCGATTAATTCACCGACCTTTTCTCCCCGCTCTAATAAATGTTTGGAAACTTTTACCCAAGCATCGCCAGGAGAAACCGCTTCTATAACTGTCATATATCACCATTATAAATTTTCAATTGCAATTTCGTAATTTCTTTTAGAAACTAAACCAGTAATTCTATTTGCTTCAACGCCATTTTTCATAAATATCACAGTTGGTACTCCACGAACACCCCATTTTGCTGCATCTATTGGGTCATTATCAACATCAATAACTGTATATTGAATCGTTGGATTTTCTTGAATAATCGCTTGCATAATAGGTTTAAGTTGTTTACATGGCATACACCACGACGCTGTGTAATGTTTAATGGTAATCATATCCGTCCTTAGATGAAAATAAATTATTTATACAAATATACGAAAAATATTTCAGATACCACTATACATCTTGTTTAGCCATCTTTATTTTTATAAATAAATCATCATCGTGTTCTTTCTTTATAGGTTTATTAAATTTAGCAACTGCTATTAAATCTTTATCGTCATTATATAAACCAACAGTTGTAACATAAGTTATCGGTTGCTCAGACATACAATCGTATTTTAATCTACCAATTGAGTTTACGGCACTTGGGTTATTTGTGTAAGTTGCTTCCGATGCAGGTACTCTAACTATATAATGTGAAACACCTCGTTCTTTTACTTTTCTAGCTCTTATTGAATATCCAAGAGAAGCAGCACCACTTATTGCTGTAAATATCTTTAATGAATTATCACCGTCTATATTAGAACCACTCACACTATTGAATGATAGTTCTTCATTCAATCTATTACCATTTAATACAATCAACCCAAGAGTTGGATAAACTTTACCATATGTTGTGTATTGTGCATTTGTAGTAATACTACCCGTGCCTGTGTTGTAAATTCCACGAATCAATGAACCACTTACTAAGTCATAAGAAGCATACGGATCTTCTTTACAATTTGATTCATTTATATATTCAGAATTATCTACTAAACTTATAATCTTATTTGAAGAGCTTGGTTGAACATTACTGCCAGTATAATACCTGTTTGGATAAGCAGTTCCGTTTAGTTCCTGTAATGATATTTCAAAATTACCTGGATCTATTCTATCACCGTATGATTCACGATAAAAATTTATATTGTAAATATCCTTTGGTGTTTCTATACTTCCTGTATAATAAAAACTAAAGTTTGTTTCTGGTGATTCAAGCGCCATTAATCTATACTTACTGTATATTACTTTTGATGGTGATTTATATTCATATTGTGAATCGTATGTTGAACCAGAACCCTCAGCATTTCCATAAGAAACGGTAAAGTAAGAACTACTACCACACGTATTACAACCAGTAATATTATAATAATAATCATTAGAACCAGTTTGAATTGAATTAGTTACATAGCAATCAACTGATTCTTCTGCACTAAACATTCCACCAACTACACTTTGTATATTTCCAACTATAATATCACTATCTAAAATCTTATGATAAGTAAAATCTGTTCTTTCAATCAACGGCTTATCTTTACATTTCTCAACTCTTTCTATTCTTGAAACTATTGGAGTAAGTCCAGCGGGTGGAATTGTAAAAATAGTAGAGCCATCTGTTCTTATCCTTGATTCATAATCAGCATAAATAGCAGGTGGTGTTGACTCTGGACAAATTTCATAAATCTCTGAGCGGGTTATTTGTCTACAACCACAGTCTGTTCTTTGTTCTTCGTATGGTTCTTTTATAACTCTGACGCGTAAACATTCACAATCTGGTAAATCTTTGTTAACTCTTTGTGCTTCCCAATCGATAACCGTACCTTCTTCTATTTCAATACTAGAAGAAAATTGCATTGCAGGAGCACCGGCTGAGTCAGAAAAACAAGGTTGTTCCCTTTCAAAATAAACAATGAATTCTTCATTCAAACTATACTCAGTTCTAAGTCCTTCAAAGCATCTTCTATATGGAACTGCTTCTATTCTTCTATTATCTATAAACATCCTCATACCAACTTCAAGTGGTGCGTCTGGTGTATTGACTGGTATTGGAAAGTATGTTCTAAAAAGAAAGCCTTTTGGTTTTACATCAACTGTACGTATACCAGACACAGCTGCTAAACTCTTGTTCTTAATATTAAAATTTAATCTTGGAACATCTGGTTCTACTATTTGAAATAAACCTATTGCAGGTTTGCCAGAAATGTTTTGACCTGTTTCAAATTCCTTTACACTCTTGTGTGTTAAATTTAATCCAGTACCAAATGGATCACGATATAAACTTTTTTTCCTTATTTCTTCTGAGGTTGTTTCTATTTTGTTAGCATCTAAATATTTCAATGACCCATCAATACCTACTTCCACATAACACTCACCACCGTTTATAGTGTATATAAGCGGTTCTTTCCACATACCGAGTGGATTGGCTGAAATTATTGAGTTTATTCCAGGAGTTGAATAAAGACTGGCAACAAAATTTAAGTTCTCACTAAATAGAACGGATTGCCCACTTTGTGTAATAGTAAACACATTATTTCTTTTTTCTGCTGCTCCACCATAACCATCGTCTATTATAGTATCAGTTATATATTCCGTAGTCTTTGTTTCGTTTGTGGTAGTATCAAGCCAATCAATCATTATTTTCAATTCAGGATATGGCCAAGTACCTAAAAACCAAACATAACCGTTTGGTGCAATAGTATAATGAACGCCTTCATCCAACGGTAATTGACGATAATTATCAATTATCATAATTTTATATATCTTGGCTGTTTCTTTTGCAAAATCTTCAACTAATACATTTCGAGAAGTACCGCGTATTCTTGCATTTTCTCTATCGTATATAAATCTTAATCTGTATTTATAAAATCCAACTGGTCTATATTTCAAAACATCTTTGGTAAATTCTCTATCAACTTCTTTCCATCTTGTATTTTCACAAAAAGGTAAAGTTATATTATAAACATCTACTAGTTCACCTTTATCATTAAGTGCTTGCATACCAGAGAAAACAGGATCACCATATTCAATTCCATTCCAAATAATAGCACCATTTTCATCTTGTACTAAATCTTCTTGTTGAATAGTAACACCATTTAAGTATGTAACATTTCTTCTCATAACCACCTATAATTGAATTGAATTAACCGATTGCAGAATATATTACACCGAATTCTTGTGAACTAAATTTTTCTTTTGCTGCAGATAATAAAACATTTTTAATTTCTGTGATGTATTGATCAACAAAATAATGTGAGCCTTCTTCTGCTTTTACGATTTCTTTTACTGCTTCTAATACTTTTTGGTATTTTTTATCACCAACTAATTTTGCAAGTTCAATAAGTCCTGATACCATGTCTTTATCTTCCTCACAGCACTTAATCATTTTCTTAGCAGAAGTTTCTACTTTTTTATCAATGCCTTCTACTTCTTCACGAATTTTTTTTAATACATCACCTGCTTCGTTTAACAGTTGTTTTCTTGATGATATGTTCATTTTTTAACTCCTACGAGATAAGATAAAATATAGTCCAAAAAATAATAGAGCTACCGAATAAAATATAATATCGGTAAGTATGTAACTCTCTGTAAATTTCATCACTAAAGCAAATGCCGCATCGAATCCAAGAGGATTGAAGAATGTCCCAAGCACTAAACATATTTTTGCCAATACATTTCTGTATTCTCTTTGTTTTTTTTCTGACATTCCGCCATCCCATTTATAGTTGCCTTGATGTGATAAATACTATTGTACTTATAAATATGGGATAAATAAAAAAGGGTGATGTTTCCACCACCCCTAATACAGCATCTAATTTTATTTAATTTTAATAGTTACTTCTTCTGGCTCAATGGGTTTAACCATTGGAACGGAAACATGAAGAATACCATTCTCAACCGAAGCAGTTATTGCTTTAGCATCGTATGGTTTTGCTAGTTCATAATTCAATTTAATAGTTTTTTCACCAATAAATTGATTTACCGCTTTTCTTTTCCCTTCAATACGAAGTAATTTACCTTTTACAGAAACACTAATTTCTTCTTTTGAGAAGCCAGGAACTTCTGCGTAAATGTCCAATGAATCTTCACCATGAAATAACTTATAACCTTCTGGTTTAGTTTGATGGTAAATTCTCGGAACTGATAAACTGTTCATTAATTCATTAAACAAATCATTTTCTTTTTTAAGAATTGAATTGGTTAACATAATAACAACCTCCTAAAATAACATTGAAAAAATTAATTAGATGATTTTGCTTCTTTGGCTTCCGCCACGGAAGCTTGATTATAAGGTGTAATTAATTTCTTAATTCCACCTGCTGCTTTACGAGCAATTGCAGCGTCTTTCTTTTTTGTTGAGTTGTGCGCTGTCACAAACTCATTGTACAGATTTGAAATCTGTTCAAATAATTCTTGTTTAGTCATAACAAGTCTCCTAACTTATAAAAAATGTGTGTTATAGTTCTATGGATTCATTTTAAAAATTATTATTTATTTTACTTTATTTAATCCATCAATTCTTTCATGTAAGAATTTTATTTCTTTTTCAATCTTTGAACCGAAACTGTCAATTCTGGAATCTATTGTTCTTCTGATTTCTCTTTGCTCATCAACAATAATTCTATCCATAGTATCTTGGTTTCTAACTAAATTATTTAGTTCTTTGTTTGTTTTGTTTATTCTGAACATACCCACAACTACAACCACAACTGCCGTTAAAACTGTAACTGCACATACACCCAATAAAAATGATGTAATATCCATAACTATACTCCTTCATTATTCCAAAGAACTATAACACCTTTAACTATTTAATTTACAAACTACCAATAACAGCAGAATATTCTTTAGCATTCATACTTTTTTTAGCAAGCGCTGTCAATTCATTGTATATACGATCTCTATATTTACTAATTTCACTCGGTAGAGAACCTTCTGCATTGTGAATACCATCAATTGATTTCAATACGGTTTGGTGTTTTTTTGATTTTAAATATGTTGCCAAAGCCATCAATGATTCTGTATGTTGGTTATTATCGGTAAATTTTTCCATTTTATCCGCAAGATTTCTTATTGGTGAAGAAACTTTTTCTTCGTCTGCTTCGTTTACCATCTTTGCAAAAATACTCTTTGCTAGGTTTTGTAGTTCTCTGCCTTCATTGACTAAATCTCTCATTACATTTTCCAAATTGATTATTAAAGTGTGTACATATAGAAATAACTATATAAAATTATTTAATTTCACACGCACCACCGGCACACGCTAATTCACCAGACAAATCAGTATTATCATCCATTTCCACAATCTTTGATAAGTCAACATCGTGTAATTTTTCCATTAGTTGATTATACTTTTCTTCTGTAATATCTTCAAATGGAGCTTGAATATATGAGCCACCATCGTAGTTGAGAACAGAAAGTCCGTTGAAATGTTCTTTGTTTTCCCACATCCAATTACCAACCGCATCCCATTCATGTTCACGAATAGAAACTGTTGCAGAAATATTATGAGTGTTCATACCAGTACGATGACCCGGCTTAATCCAATTTTGATTAAACCACTTTACTCTTTCTAATAATTGTAATGGTGACTCACTACGAAGTATTGAGTGTTCGGGGGCTTTTTGTGGAACACCAATTACTGCGGTATCATGTGGACGAAAATATTCATCCTCAACCAACTCTGGGTGATTGATTGCAAGATAAGAATAAATTGCTTCATTCTTTCCAACACGAACTCTACGTAAATAGAAATCATTATGCCATGCATGAATACCAGATGAACACCCAAGAGTTAAAGACGATGTACCTGCTGGTTTAATTGTTGTTGTACGAGCAGATTTATTAATACCAAGTATAGAAGCAACTCTTTCATTTTCTTCTCTTGATACTTTAGCTGCTGCTTTCAAATCCATTTTCATTACTTTACCTGAACCAATACCTGTCATACCAACACCAAGAAGAGCATCCTTCTCAGTTGTTCTTTGCCAAATAGGGCGAAGATAATGGAAGTCTGTATAACCAGCTTGAAGTGTACCGATGAATGTAGCAGCACGAACTCTTGCTTCTAAATCTTCTTGGTCAACAACATCTGATACATTTACTTCACAAAGGTTACAAAATTGGAAAGGACGAAGTGCAATTTCGCAACATGGGTTTGTTCCCCAATCTTTATCATTAGAAAGATAAATACCAGGTTCACCTGCATTAGATAATTCTATTTTCTTCCAAAGTGATTTGAAAAATTCCTCAGATACTTTACTGCGAAGAAGAACGGCAGAATTATTTGCTCTACCACGTTGTGGATCTAATTCCCACCAGTTTCCAAACTTACATGAAATCATATCGTCATCATCTGCGGAGAAAAGAGAAATGAGAGCAGCACGACGAATACCACCTGCAAGAACTGCATCTGCAATATGGCAAACAATATCATGTACTTCAATCGGTGAAAGTTGTTCACCATCGCCTTTCAAGTCAAGAATAGCACGGATTTTTTCAATACAAATTCTAAGTGGCTCAGGACCAGGCGCTTTACCACCACTTGTAATTAAACGAGAACCTTTCTGACGAATATCTGAATAATCAAAGTGGATAGATGAACCACCTGTAAAATAAGACTTTACGAGTGCCTTAACCGCATCAGCCCAACCTTCAATTGAATCGCCAATAAGATAACGACGTTCTTTAGATTTTGGTTTATGAATAGGAGGAAGTTGTTCTACATGATGCTTTTGAACTGAGTAACCTACACCTGTACCACCGAGTAAAAGAAACATTACTTCACCAAATGCACGCCAATCATCAATCGGTAAATACGCACAGTTGTAAATTCTATTTGGTGAAATTTCAATTGGTTTACCACCAAATTGAAGTGAACGCATAGATGGAAGTACCTTTTTATCATAAACAAACTTATAGACATTTTCAATTTCGTCTGCTAGTTGTGGGTACTTACGTTGGTGCATTTCTTTATTTCTTGTCACCAACTCCGTCCAAGTTTCTCTTCTATTCAATTCTGGTAAGTAACGTGAGTATTTCATATACACAGTAATTTCAGAAAGAATCCGATTACTAATCTCCATTTTTATCTCCATCATTTTTTTATTGAAAACGTCATTTTTATTGTAAAAAACAAAACCATACACAAATAAGTATATGGTTTTGATTAAAAAAATTGGGTTTTAATAAAATTATTTCATAACCCATTTTTCACCGTCCCACCACTCAAAACCAGGTAAATCTGATTTATAACCAAACTCATCATACCACTCTGAAATGTACATATAAGGATAAGAGTGTTCTCTTAACTTATGTAAAAAGAAGTAATTAACCATTGGGGTTATACCGCTTTTATCTAAACGCCCACCTATTAAGGTGGATACAAATGGTATATCATCAAACCATAACAATATCGAAAAAACAGAATCGTTGAAATAATAAATTTCATGTGGAAATAAAACAGTATATGCTACTTCGTCTAAGACTACGGCAGGATATAAATGTTTACAGTTTTCTAATATCTGTTTGTAATCACCGTCAGTTGATACTTTTATTTTGTTCAACCTACGTCTTCTGTTACCAGAAATAGGAGCAATCTTTACTCTCGATGATCTTGACTGATACCATTTTCCATCACGAGTTGGAAGCCAACCACTTTCAAACAATTCTTTACTAGATTCACCATCAGGAAAACAAAACAATTCGCATAAAGCTGAGCCACTTTCTAAGTCATACTTACCATTTACGTGACTTACCTTTGTTCTCATTCTGTACTCTCGTTTGTGAATAATCATGTATTATTCGTAACAACGAAACATGATAAAACGATAGCATTGTATAAGTATTAGAATCCTTCTAATTCTTTGAATTTTTGTGAAAGCGCTTTCTTTACATTCTTTTCACCTTTCATAGTAACCGTTACAGTTTTACCCATATCAGAGTTTGGTTCGTATATTTCTATATGGCCAGTCATTGTGTTTACCTTACTTGGAAACGTCATACCATCTGGACCAAACCTATTTTTGATAATATGCCATCTGCCTGTACCACCGACTTTATCATCTAACTTTCTTGATAGTGACATTACAAAGTCAGCAATCATCATTTTATTATATGATTCTGAAACCTTGCCACCTTCAATAACATCGTCTTCTAATGAAGAACGATTTGCTTGTGAAGCAGTCCAAATTGGAAGTTTGTATAAGCCAGCAATTCCTCTAAGGTCTTCATAAATATCATTTAACTCCAATCTCTTATCACCTGCTTTTGCGGGTTTAATCAAGTCTGCGTAATCAACAATAATCAAATCTGGCGGTTTACCTTGACCAATACATTTCTCGATGTGAGAAGTAAGTGTGTTAATAGATGGAGTTTTTGTTGGATAATACTTAACAATTAATTCTCCTTTTAAGTTCTCCATTGCCGATTTGATTTTCTCTTGTGCGTGTTCTTCGCCTAAGTTTTGAAAAGCAATCTTTGTAAAGTAAGCATCGAATCTTCTTGCAACATAATGTTGATTCAATTCAAGTGTATAATAAATAACACGTTTACCAGCTTTAACTGCGTTTGCTGCGAGACTTACTAAACCCCATGACTTACCACCACCTGCTGGAGCAACTAATACACCAAGTTCTCCTGCTGCTAATCCACCTGACATAATATCGTTAATAACATTCCAACCTGTTGGAACACATTCTCTTGCACCTTCTGCATAACGGGATACTACATCGATTTTATATTCGTGTCCAATATCTTTATCCGCTCCTGCTTTAAGTGCGTTATCAATTTTCTTTTTAATCAAATCATACTTACCACTTCTGAGTAAGTCAACCGATTCCAATATTGCTATTTTCATCTTTTGATTTTTACAAAACTCAAGTACAGTATTTTTAACATACTCATCATCAGCATTATCTGTGTACTTTTTTACTTGTTTAAGTGCGTCAAGTACCGTTGTTTTCAATACTTTATCATCTACCGCTAGTAATTCAGATTTGAATACGTCTGAAGTTGGAGGACTTTTATATTTCTCATAATAAGAAATAATCTTCTCAACTAACCAAGAGTTTGCCTGTGATTCAAAATAAGTTGGATCTATAAGGTCTGACACTTGTTGTAGGAATTCTCTGTCTTTTAATAGTGATATAATTACTTTTGTTTGAAATGTTTGACCATATTGGGATAAATTATCCTGCATATATATTCCGAATCGTATTTAGATTTCCAAAATTTCTCTGTAACCAATATTCAAAATTAGGTATAGCAGAATATAATTTATCTGCTATAAATAATTTATCCAACTCAATTTTATTTAGTGTTTGGATTTCACCATCGACCATGCCACGTATAGATGATTTAAAACTTTGTGAAATATCAACATCATGTAATTGCATAATCTGATAGTTAGTTTCTAATACACTAATGTTATTTTTGAGTTCATTGATTGCTTTAGATTTATTATCATACAATTTACAAAATTCTATGAACATATCTAAATCAATTTTTCTTTTTTCTGAAAGTATCGGAAAGTGTTTCAATATTGTTTTTTCACCAAGGCCGTTTATACCTTTTATGTTATCAGATTTATCACCTAACAGTGCTTTGAATAAAATAAAATTCTCACACCACACTCCAGTTTCTTCTAACAGATTTTCTGGTGTATATAACTTCTTTTTCGTTGGTAAATAAACAGAAACTTGTTCTGATACTAATTGAAGAAAATCCCTGTCATTTGATAATATAACAGATTTTTCTTTGAAATAAAAAGAAAGGTAGGCAATAACATCATCAGCCTCAATATTATCCATCGATATAATGGTTAATGGCAAATTCTGTAAATATGAAAACAGACGAAACAGTTGAAACCTCATAGACTTTTGTTCATCCTCAAGATTCTCAAAACCCGCAACCCTATTCAATTTAGATTTAATTGCTCTACCTTCCTTGTAATTTGAATATATTTTTTTTCTTCTTAGTGAACCACCCTTTCCATCAAACACCACAACAACCCGCGTGGGGTTAACCATGCGGACTGTTGCAGCCAGTGATTGGAGAAAACCAGAAAGACCACCGATGTGTTGCCCATCCTCGTTAAGAGTAGGAATAGCTGAGAATGTTCTTATAAATAAGTTCATTCCATCTACAATCAAAACCTTACTATCGCGGTGTAAATTACCTTGTAGTTCTTTCTCGGTTTCTATTTCTTGAAGTAGTTTCTGATACTTGTTCATTATATTTCATCATCAATTGATTGATTTGAAATAACTACTTCATCAATACGAGCGGAGTCAAGTTGTTGGTATTTCATAATTACCTTTTCGGCAATTTCATCATAAACCATTTCTTTTAATTTTGGATGATTCATAATTTTTTCAACAAAGTCTTTCGATTGAAATTTAATAACTTCACCAGTTTCTTTGTTTGTCCATGAATACCAAGCACCTGCTTGTGCAACGAGGTTATAATCTTTCATCGTAGTAAGCCAACTGCTATAGTCATCTATACCAGAGTCAAAATAAATCTCGTATTCACATTCTCGTAGTGGTGGACCAACTCTATTCTTTACTAATTTAGCCTTTACTCTTGAACCCACTATTTCATCGTGTCCCTCAACCTTTGCTTTAATAGCACCGATTGAAGAAAGACGAAGACGAACAGAAGCATGGAAAGGAATACCTTTACCACCTGGTGTTGTCCATGGGTCTGAGAATGCAGGAGCATTTAGTTTTTGACGAAGTTGGTTTGTGATAATAAGACAAATACGTTCTCTACCGATTAAGTTTGTTATTTTTCTCATTGCTTTTGAAATGATAAGTGCTTTTGCCGTAGCATAACCATCTTTATCAAAATCTGCAGCCATCTCTGTTTTAGTAGATGCACCCGCAATAGAATCAACAACAATCGTAACTAATCTATTTTTATCAGAAGAACGAACCTTCTCGATAATAACCTCAACCGCTTCAAAAACATCCTCTACGGTTTCCAATGGAATGTAGAGCATATCTTTAAGGTTCAAACCAATTGCGGTTAAGTATTCGGTAGAAATAGCATTTTCTGTATCTATGTAAACTGCAAGTCCATTTTTTCTTTGAGTGTTTAGTAGAGCGTGTGCTGCTAACAAAGATTTACCTGATTGTTCTAATCCTGTTATTTCACACACTCTACCGACTGGAAATCCACCATTCTTACGATTTGAAATTGCCAAATCAAGAATTGTTGAGCCAGTACCAACCCATTCTTTTACAATCGTGGGTGCATCACTATCACCCTCAAGAAAATAAGCGGTCTTGAAATGTTGTTCTTTGAACTTTTTGTTTATTGTTTCTGCAATAACTCCACCGAGTTCATCGGATAAGTCACTCTTTGATTTTGCCATAACGTATATCCCTATTAAAATAAGTCATCAAAAGAAGAAGCTATTGTTGGAGAAGTTGCTGCTTCTACAAGAGTCTTAGCAGGTTGTGCCTTTTTTGTAGAAGTTTTTACAACGTCTTCTGATTCTTCTTGTGTAGTTCCCATCCAAGTTTGTAATTGTGATTTTAATTCATCATAAGAAGGTTCTGGATAAAGTTCATTTATTTTTGGTTGCTGTTTAACCTTCTCAAGAACCGCAGGATTTTCTGTAAGTGGTGTTTGCTTTGGTTTAACACGAATAGATGTTTCTGCGTAAGACTTACCCACTTCTTCTGCTGACTTAACAGTAACTACAATATCACGACCGTTTTTAGGATCGGATAAATCACCGTAATCTTCATCAGCAAAAAATGTTAAAAGTTCTTCATAAATCTGTTTACCGAATCCCCAAAACTTTACACCCTCAGATTCTTGTCCACGAATAATAACTGGTAAATATGTTCTCATTTTTGGTTCGAGCTTTCTTCCCATTAACCAATCTTCTTTATCTCCAGTTTGTTTTAACTTTTCTGCAAACTCAAGAATTGGATCAGGACGACCATACGTTACAGGAGAAAGAATAGAACGCTTTCCTATATTGTAATGGAAGTAAAGGTCAATGAATGGATTCTCTAAATTGTGAACATAGGGAACGATTCTTATTTGATGTTCACCTGGTTCTGGTTTCCAAATGTTTGAAACACGATTGTTTGTATTCTTTAGTGAAGACAAACGATTTTTAATTGCATCAAGATTGATAGCCATGATGTAGCTCCTTAATAAATAATAAATAATGTTGAACTTCTATTGTTCAATATGTTAGTACAAATATAATGATTTAATGTTTAATATTCAAATTTTTAATAAAATAAATATGGGGACAAAATGTCCCCAATGATTTTATCTGTTAACTTTATCATGTAAAGTTATTGTTTAGGAACAAGTAATTTAATGTCTATTCCTGTTTGTTTCTTTAATGCTTGTTCTGCTGCCTTAACATCATTGTTACTTGCTTTTAATGCTTCAACCGCCATCTTACTTGTGCCAGGTAAATCTACTATATTAATTGGCTTAATATCACCAAAATCTTCAAAATTTTTGAAAGAACCGTACCCAAATTTAAACTTTTTAAGTGATGATGGAAGACCTTTTAAAGATTTTAAATTATCACATTGAGCTACTTCTACCTCACCGCCACCTTCAAGATTAATTGAAAAACCCTCAAAACTAACTAAATCACATTTTTCAATTAAAACTTTAGCACATATTTTTGGCCATCTTTCTAATTTGAAAAGAGTTGGTTGTCCTGTAATATTTTTTATATGTAAAGTTCCATTATCTAAAATTTTATTAACTGCAAGTGCTAAACCTTTTTTGTCAGCGTCCATCCATTCTTTAGTACCATCTACCCAAAAGTTTTTACTCACGTCAACAGTTCCGTCTGATTTCTTTAATACCTTTTCTCTATCAAGTTCAAACTGCTTTACCAAAGCGGTAAAGTCCTCTGAATCTTTGAACACATCTTTTATTTTATCAAAAAACCCCTCGTTAACTTTTTTCAAAAAAGTCTCTTGGATTCTTCTTCCTTCGTTTACCAAGTCTTTTTGCTTTTTCATTTTAGAAACTCCTTCATTTCTGTTATACTTACTAATAATGTTAGTTCTTATAATTTCTTTTATTTTCTTACGTAACTTATTTTTCAACCGTTCATTAACCTTTATCTCAGTTTTTGGTTCTTCTGCCGGTTCTGGTGTTTCAGCTGCAGCCATTTGTTCCAAATCTGATTTTATTGATGAAGATATATTATTACCAATTGAAGCTAAACTTGTTGATAATTTACCAACAAGTTCTTTTTCTTGTTTTGTAAGACGCCCTTTTATAAATAAGCCAACTTTACCCAAGAGTTTCTCTATATCTTTATCCCTATCGCTTTCATTTGTTTCACCAGTTGATACTGTTTTTAATTTATCAATGGAACTATATAATTTTTTTAGTATTGGATTTCCCATAAATCGCGAAGAAACCGCTTTGAACGCTTCTTCATTTTCTGTGTAAGCCTCTTCAGATTTTACTTTACCAAACCATTTTGCAATACGCTCAGGTGCTTTCGATGAAAACATAGAACTCAACAAACCATTTCCTTTTGAAAGGAAACTTGCAATATCTATAAAAACAATATAACTCATAGGACTTATATTGGCTAAAGAAACATCTTCATTAATACGTACTGATTTTTTTGGATTAATTTTTTTCATATAATGTCTCTTATGGCATAAGTGTTATGTTTAATGTTTTTTGAACTAAATAAAGACTTATACTTGTTTTTTTGTTAAAAAAGTGTAGTTTGTTTCCCATTGGTTTTTTATACTCATATCCAATTTTTTTCAATGCATCAACTATTTCATGTTCTTTGTATTGACTTGCATCAATAACATTATTTGGAAGCATAGAAATTTTATTCAATTCTTTTCTAAGAGTATTGAATATAATATCAAAACCGCTTGATTCTAATAAATTCATTCTTTCATTGAGTTTTTCAATTACATATTTCGTCATTACTTCTACAAACTTTTCTTTTTTCATATCTTCTTCTAATGTATGGAGTAATATATATTACATAAATATAAATCTTTATAAATTATAAATATTAAGTAACATTATTTTAACAACTTTGAAACCATCCTTATTTTTCAATAAAGCACAGTTTCTATATCTTTCCCACTCTATTGGGTATTTTTTATCCAATACACCATTGTTTAAATTCATTATGAGTTCATTCAAGGCGTTAATAGTATAAATTGTATTAGTTTCTTTCTTTTGGTGAACCATTATAGAATTAGGCAAAAACTTTTTATATGTATCCATTATAATATTATAAGAAAGGATACACTCATCTTTAATATCAATTGCTCTGAACATAAACACTTTATTGTTTAATATATTAAAATTTTCTTTAATATTGCTCAGAGTTCCATCAATTTGATATTTTTTAGAAAAAGTACATACCAATTGTGTTTTCAATAATTCTCTCTCAATTTTTGCATAAAATGTACTTATATAAATATCATGCTAAATTCTTTTAATGGTTCCGAAGTCTTCACCAGAATAAACTTTTACTGACATTCTATCTGTTTCAAAAGCAGATTTTAGTAATAAAATGAGGTTTTCTTCATCTGGATGTATATCGAACACGAATGCATCGTACAAATACATAGAGAAAATGGACTTTTTATCTTTAAGAATCGGTAAAACATTTTTAATTTTTTTCACATTATACTCAGTTTCCAACGATTGAAGTATATAATTAAACACTTTATTAGGTGTTGGGTCTTGAATACCTCTGAAAACTTTGCCATAGAAGTGCGAATTAACATAACCGTCTTTTTCGTAACTATCCCACAGTTGATTTATTACTTCTTGTACACTTTGGAAGAATGGGTGTTGAATAAAATCCGATGTTATTCTTCCATAAATGTTTTGAAACACTCTTGTTTTGAATGTATCATACTCTCCATCCATTCCTAATTCCGCTTTTATTTGTTCATACGGGTGATAATCGAATGTATAATCCAACATTTTTGCTAATAACTTAATATGAAAAGCATCGTAATCAAATTGAACTATTTTACCACCTTCAAATCTTGAGTGAATTTTATTTCGTGTACCGTCTTTTTTATTCAATGCAGAGAAATTAAAGTTATTCCACGCATTACTTGGTCTACTCGTTGCGGTGTACCACATATAATTCTGTTTCTTACGTTCATCACCAACAAGAACTTCATTCTTTTCTATTTCATAATACACGTTCGTAAAGTCATTACAATAGTTAATACATTGTTGAGTTATTGTACTTTCACTTCTAAACTGTTCAAACCGCAAAACATACTCTGCAATCTTCTTTGCCCACTCTAATTGATTTGCCAACGGTATAACATGACCTAAGTCTTCTATTCTAAAGAACTTAGTAGATAAAACTTCCATTCCTTTAGGGTAAAATTCTCGTGGGTTTAGATTATCACCAGCGTAATAATGTAAGTATGAGTTCAAATCAATACCTTCATTGAATCCTTGGTAAAGCATTGATTTCTTGTTAAACACAAGAGAAGTTGGCGATAACTTAATCTGAGTTAATTGAATATCGGACTCAAGTTCGTCTGGATGTGTAAAGTTAATATATTGGTCTGTGCCATCGGTGAATCGAAAGTACATACCAATTACTGTGGTATCGGATGAGTGTTTATTCCAATTTGAAAGTAAAGGAACACAAACACATGATTTATCTTGAAACATATTATTTTATTTACAATTAATACAACCTGTATTATGTGATAAGCCAGTATCGTATTTGGAATATTTTCTGAAGTTAGTTATTACTTTAGCTAACATAGGAAATTTCTTTGAATGTCTCAAAACAATTCTTTTATTTGTATCATGTACACCCGGCTTCATTAAAATAGAACCACTATAAATATCGTATTCTGGCCCGTCTACTTTCCAAGCAATAGTAACTAATCCGTACAATATATGATTTATACCTTTATTCAAAGAATTATAATTTTTTACTTGATCTGCATCTATTTCAAAAAACACACGTTCTGGTTCGTTTCTCTTATAAACAAAATATCGTAGTATCTTTCCTTTCTTTAAATTTTCAGAAGTTGGTTTTACTACTACAACTCTTGGTGCGCGGTATCTGTAAAATTGAGTAGTTTCCCCAATTATCTTTCTTTTATCACCGTTTGATAATGTAGTGAACTGTTTCAAATCTAAATACTTAAAAAAAGCGTTTGATCCTTCTTTGAAGCGAATTAATCTTTTTGATTTAATAGGATCCCACTCTTTTTCAGTATATACTTCTTTGCCAGCATACCTATGATAGTATCCAGAATATTCTTGCCAATTATCTAAGAACATATATTCTCTACCAGAAGTAAAGAGATTTTTCTCTATCTGTTCATCGGGATAATATATTTTTCTTCTTTTTGCCATAATATTCCTTATAATCCACCAGTAATTCTGGCAGCAGTTGATAATGTAGTTTCCCAACCACCTGCAGTAATTTTATGATCTATTTTAGTAACAACAAATACCAAACCCTCTTTATTGTATGCTGTTGGAACTAAAGATGTTTTTATAACATCCCCAAACCTAAATCCACTAATACCATCAATAGTTACAGTAAAGTCAATTGGATATAAAGCCTGATTAATCCAATGTTCATCAGAACCAGCTCCCAATTTTTTCCTCTTACTGAGTAAGCCACGGTACGCTTCACACCAAGATATATTAAATCCAGTTTTTGTAAAATTTGCTTCTGCCTTGTCCATTTCGCCTTTTACCTTTGCTAATTCTGGATTAGGAGTACCCGTTGGTGTTTCAAGATTAGCAGGTTTACCACCCCTTGCTTGTGTATAAGCAGCTGCAGCCATTGCAGCAGGTGGTTTCGATGATATACTAACAGATTTTATTATCGGTTTAAAAATAGTTGCTTCAAATTTAATTGCTTTACCGTCTACCGCCTTTGTTATAGCTTTTCCAACGTTTGCGTCTTCAATTGAAACTATTGTTTTTGCTATACCGCCTCCAACATTACCATCAAAATTACTCGGTGGTTCACATAAAACTGCAGATATTTGATATACATCACCTGAAGCAATATTTATTCTTTTTAATACGGTTTCAAGAAACTTTGTAATATTCTTATATGGTATATTTGCAGCATTGTCTACCACAAATTCTTCATATGCTTTCTTCACCCAATCCACTCCAAGTAAAATACCAGAAATATAAATCTGTTCACCTGAACCAAATTGTGTTGCAGCTGAACCGTAGTCTGGTATACACTCTCCATATTTTCCCATTACGGAATTTGGGAAAATAACATCTATCGGATATGCCGATTTTACAGAACCATCCGTATAACCCTGTGTATAGTTACCATTGGAAGTCACTTCTATTATACGTCCAAGTGCGGTAGCACCTCCTGTACCTTCGAACTTCTTCACTAACATATTTGTAAAATCTACAAGTGTACCAACTGTAATATACCAAAATGGTTTTACCGCTGCACCTTCTCCATCTGTTGGTGGTGGTTTTGGAGGGTTTTCCGATGCAACTTCTTCTTCATCTGGTTCACTATCTTGAAATGGCCACCCAATGCCAATATAATCTAAATATTTATTAACAGTATTACCTTTTGGTAAAGGAAATACCTCACCTGCCGTCTTTGGTTCAAATACAGGAATACCAGCTCCACCCCCATCTGTTGTTACTGGTGGTGGTGGTGGTGGATTTGGTGGTGGGTCTGCGTCTGGTTCTTTGTCACCAAGTCCTAAATCACCATCAATAACCGAAGACAAATTACTTGCTTGTATTGCAACCTCAGTTGGATCTGTTGTTTTTTCTTCAGCTTCACCTTCGCCTGGCTTTACACTTTGATCACCTGACATACCGAGTGCAATAGTTGCTGCAGATACAATAGAACAGTCAGCGGTCATTGATAAATCTGCATTGAAAGACCAATTAAAATTATTCACTATTCCACTAAACGATTGTCTTGAACCTGCTCCACCATAACTCCAACCCCAAGAAAGAACAACATCTTTTCCAGGAGTGAAGAACGCTTTATCAAGTCCTGCCATACTAAATCCACCACTACCGAGCTGTGGGAAATATGTAAATGTAAATTTACCTCTTAATAAAGAACCAATAGTACCATCATTTGTAACATCTATTCCCATCAATAATGGAAACTTTGGAGTATTACGTGAATTGTATAGTGTTAAGTTACCAGATGCATCTGACATTACTTTTGAACCAGGAAATCCTAATGTAACACCACCGCCAGTTACATGACCGTACGCTGTTTTTCCATATGACCATTCCAACGCTTTATTAGTTTTTCCTGCTCTTACTTTAGCACCTGCGTTATTAGCCCTTGCTTGTAGTTCACCACTTACATAACCAAGTGATGCATGATAAAATGGATTTTCGTAACCCGTTGACCACGTAGGCATTACTTACCTCCAAGTATTATAATTGTCTAATAATGAAAGTATGCCAGTATCTTCTTGATAATATGGTATTCTTAATATAATACCAGCTGGAACATTCAGACTTCCCTTTCCCAAATTATTAACTTTGGCTATAACAAACCAAAGTGCTGGATCATTATAATATTCTTGTGCAAGAACATCTAAGCGATCACCTTCTTGTGAAAGAATTTGAACGTCTTCTGCTTTTGAGAAATTTGGATAAAATATAGTAGACAAACGTCTAATGTATTTCTCCATACCGTCTGTTTCTATTTTCTTCGCATTGTTAACTATATATGCACGTTCATAGCGTTTTGCCATAAAACCCTCTAATAATATTGATTATAGAATATACTATGTATATAATTATTAACCACTTTTCTTTTTACCCTTGGTACTTTTTTTCTTATCTGTACTACCTGAGTCAAATGTTGCACCAACATTTCTATATGCAGTTCCATAATCCATACCAAGTTCTGAACCATTATTCGCAGTAGATCCAGCAGATTCAGTTGATACCGTACCTGTTTGATTTAATGACTCCCAACCAGTAGTTGGCTGTGTAGGTACAGCTGCAGGCACACTATTTCCAGACTTAGGAACCATCACATAGTTACTAGGTTGAGTCTGTGTTGATCCACCAAGGCCAGTTAAGTTATTAGGAGCTAACGAATTAGTATCTTGTTTAGTATCTTTTTGAGTTTCTAATAACACGCCAGTACCAGGTGGATTACCTTGAACCTTCGATGTATCAGTTGCTGGAGTAGTTGCTGGATCTTTTGCAGTTTGTGTTGCTTTCGCTCCTGCAACCAATCCTCTGAAATCATCACCTGCAGTAGATGGTTTATCATTAGGGTCTTCTCGAAGTTCAGGTTGTGTGTCAACTAAATCAGCTTCTTTTCCATCTGGTGGTGGTGAAGATAGTAATACTTTATTATCTGGATCATTAATACTTGCACGTGTACCATCGTCATTAGTATCAATTGCTCTGAAGTAATTTACTTTTTTGTCAGAACTTGGCATTAATCCAGACTCAATACCGTCACCTGTATTTCCATCGTCATACAATGAGTACATAACACCATTGTATTCTGGACGATATACACCAAACGGAGTAAATCCAACAGATACTTGAACTGTCTTTGGTAATTGCAAAACACCAGGTGAAGATAATAACACGTTAGGTGTTACATCATTTTCTGCTGTTCTTACTGTTTGTGATTTATCTTCTGGTAACTTTGCGGTTTCCCATGTACCACCAACATTATCAAATGTGTATGATAGTGAACTTATAAATCCTGGCATTTTACGATATAAGTGACCAATATTCAAACGAATAACTGGACCGCGAATTAAACCAGCTGTTGTGTAATCAGGTGCTGTCCATGATGCAAGATAATTTAACTTTCTCCATGATGCTTTCATTTCATCACGAGAACCAATATGTACAGTAAATCCAAAAGAAATACTTCTTTCATAACCATCATAAGTATAGAGTGGATCTCCTCTACCCATATATTTTACAGAATTCCATTTTGGACTATGTGTATCTTGTATACTGTCAAATGTTGCTCTAAACACTATTGCTTCAGCAGGTTTATTCACACCACCCGCACCTATTTTTAAACTTGTAAAGTAAAATTCCACTAAGTCCTCAGTACCTCTCAATCCTTCTAAATCTTTTTCGTAAACTAAGTTTTTGTTTATAGCTCTTTTTACTTGTTTAAAATCTATAATATTAATCCTATCACCACGGAATTGTCTACCTTGCTTTAAAACAGGAACAGAAGCATTTGTTTTTTTATCTTTCATGTAATGTATGTTTGACACAAATGGTAAGTTTCGTTGACTACCTGGTTCACCGTGAGAGCCCATACCAAAAAAGTTCTCTAAATTTTGCTTATGGTAACGCATAATTTTAGGGTCAGACATTATAAATTGCTTTATTTGTACTTGATCTCCTGCTGCGCTTGAACCAGATCTGCTTGAATTAGAACTTTCTGAATCATATATATCGTGTCTAAAGTCATTGTATTTACGTGAACGTGCATTAGTTGATCCAACATCTACCTTACGTAAATTACTGTAGGTTGAAGTTAAATATTTTTTAAGTGGGTCTGTTACAGTTCCGTCACTTCTATGTAAAGATTTATCTTGGTTATTCAATGAATTAGCATAGGTTTCTGGTCTAATTCTTGATGAAAATGTTTTTGTTTTTGGTTCAAACGTACTTAGTCCCTTAATTCTATTTACCGTTTCGTTATGTAAAGATAATCCCGATCCAGACGGTAAACTACCAGATGGTGAACTTCCACCTGCGGTACTAACTGTGTTACCTGGTCCATTCGGTAATAAATTCATAAGTCCTTTAATCATACCAAATGCAGATCTACCACTTTGATTATATTCATTCAACAATTCAGTTGAGTAACTTCCACCAGGATTTACATCACCATTTTTATCAGCAAGGTTATAATATTGATTTCTAAGTGCAGTTGGGGAATATTGAGGATTTCCTGTTGTACCAAGTCCCATTGCTGCACCCGCTGCTGCTCCTGCTGCTGCTGCAGCTCCTGCGGCAGCCGCCGCTCCTGCCGTTGGTGTAGTTGTTGTAGGAGTAGATGATGGTGCTGTTGAAGCTGGTTCAACTAAGTATGGATTAGTGGTATAGTAGGTAAGGTACGGATGCCTTGCTCTACGTATTTTTGTTCCTCCAATTCCCAAAGGAGCGCCTGGTCCACCAAACCCACTTGAAACTCTATGAATTTTTGAATGGTCAAGGTCAATTGTTAAACCAGAAATATTTGGTCTGAATGAATTTGGTAATAATTCTTTCATTAAACCAATTAATCTACTATAATCTGTTTGATCACCGTCGCTCTCTGGTACTTCCAAAGCTTTAAAATTTGCACCAGCAGGTGTACCATCACCTAAAAATTCTCTTTTTATTGCCGTGTCACCATATCTATTCAACATAGAACTATCTAATGCGCCAAGTAAACTGTGTCTTGGCAACCTTAAACCTATTGGTGAACCACCTACGTTTGCAATCAAAGCCAATGGATTAAATATTTGAGTAGGTGACATTCCAAATGAAGTTGCTGAAGCCAATGAATCAATAATACCGTTAGCTGGTCTTTCATCAACATTCGGATTCATCAATTGTAAACCAACTTGTTTTGCTAAGAATAATAAACCTTTACCAGTAATCAAGAATTTACCAACACGTATAACATCATTAAGAATACGATCGGCCATTGTTACCGCACCACCACGAACTAATCCTTCATCAAAGTTTACACCAAATCCCCAATGTTGTCCAATGTCTCTTAACACAAACGGTTGATCTGCTGAACCCAAGAAGTCTGGATTATAAGAGTCTGCTCTTAAATTAAACTTAGAATATTGTAAATCTAATGGTGAAGGTGAATTTCTTTTTATTGCCCATTTAGCAACATACCCTTTTTTCTCTGTAAAGTTTCTTATGTTTTCTTCGTATGTTCTTCCATAATAAGAAGAATCAGTATCGACTTTTGAATCTGGTACTTGGTTTTGTAAAGAAGATAATTTACCATTACCGAAAATCTTTTTACCAAATGTAATAGGTGCTCTTAATTCTCTATCAACAATAGAACCACCGTTTGCTTCACCACGTCCAGTTTCAATTGGTATTCTTTGTTGTAGTGTAGCATCGTATCTTAATCCTGGACTAACTATCGGATACATTGTATCTTGAGCAGAATTCATTTTAATCATAAACCCATTTCTATCATTTGGAGAATAACCAAAGAAATTAGTCATAGGAATATTATTTATCAATGATTTATTTTTTCCATTCTCAGTAGATAATGTTGAATAACTAGAAGCTAAGTTTGTATTTTCTTTGTTTTCAAAGAAAGTTTTAAACCCTTGATCAGTCATAACACTACGAGAAACTGAATCTAAGTTTGGTAATTGCATTTGTCTTCTTGGTGTAATACCAAACCAGCTAACATTCGGTGCATCTGAACGTGGACCTTTCCAATTGTATTTACCAAAATCTTCAGTATAGAAACTTTGATATGTTTGTGCAAATGTTGTAAAGCCACTTGATGGTGCATTATCCAAGAAATCAACTTCTGGTGCGTTTATCCTTCCGCCTTTCCAACCAAATTGTGTAGAATCCAAATCATAGTTAGATTCGAGTAGTGCAGGAAATGCCTTAAATCCTGGAGCGTTTTTGTTATCTATATAATCAATTGCAGGTGCATTACTTCTTTTTCCTACAAATGTAAATTTACTTGTATCTTCTTTGAACTTACTTTGTAATGGTTCTGTGTTTAAAACAAAACCATCAGAATCTTTATTATCAAAGAAATCAATTGGGTTTGGTAATTTACCAGTAAAAGCAAAGTTTGAAGATTCATGTTTGTATTCTGTTTTCAAAGGTTCTGCTTTTTGTGTAAAACCACCAGCATTCTTTCCACTTGCATCAAAGTAGTTTACACCTTTTTTAGGTTGTGAACCTTTGAAAGTAAATTCTGAAGCCTCTGTGTTATACTTTGTTTCTTCTCTTACTTCTGCTAATCTATGAAAACCTTTTTTTGTAAATTTCTTTGTTAAGTCAAAATAATCAACTTCTGGTGCTTTATTTCGTAAACCGTTCCAATCAAATTCAGAAGCATCATCTTTTAACGTTTTTCCTGTTATTTGGTATTTTGTTTCTTCGAGTTGTTTAGCAAACTTATGGAATCCCTTTGATGTTCTTAGATTGCCTTTATCAAAGTAATTAACTTCTGGTGCGGAATCACGTGGCCCATCCCAATCAAAACGAGAAGCACCACCACCTAATTGATTACCAGATGTTTGATATGAAGTTGGTTCTTGTTGTTGGGCTAAAATATGAAAACCTTTAGATGTTGCTATATTGGACAAATCAAAGTAATTTACCGCAGGTGCACTATTTCTGTTTCCATCCCAATCAAAAATGGAAGATTCTGGTATATATTTTGTATCGTATTTTTCAGCAAACGTATGAAAACCAACTGTTGTATTTTTCTTTGTTAAATCGAAATAATTAACGGCAGGTGCTGCTGGTCTATTACCATCCCAATCAAACTCAGATGATTCAGGCACATACTTTGTATCTAACTTTCTTGCAAATGTATGAAAACCAACTGTTGTATTTTTCTTAGTTAAATCAAAATAATCTACCGCTGGTGCTTTTTCACGAGAACCATCCCAATCAAAAATAGAAGATTCTGGTACATATTTTGTTTCATAATTACGTGCAAATGTATGGAATCCAACGGTTGTATTTTTCTTAGTTAAATCAAAATAATCTACCGCTGGTGCATCTGAGCGTGTTCCGTCCCAATCAAATTGAGAAGAGTTTGGAATATACTTTGTTATCAAAAACTGTGTAAAAGTATTAAACCCTTCAGTTGTAAATTGTTTAAGTAAATCTAAATAATTTACCGCAGGTGCTTGTGAACGAACTCCATCCCAATCAAATTGAGAAGATTCTTTTACATATTTAGAATCATGGAGTATATGAAATGTGGTGAAACCAGAAGTTGTATTCTTCTTTGTTAAATCAAAGTAATCTACTGCTGGTGCTGATTGTTTTTTTCCGTTCCAATCAAATTCAGAAGAATCTGGTATATACTTTGAATCTAATTTTTGAGCGAAAGAATGAAATCCAATATTAGTATGTGTATTGGTTAAATCGAAATAATTAACAGTTGGAACATTATCTTTTGCACCATCCCAATCAAATTGAGAAGAATCTGGTATATACTTACTGTCATACAAATTTGAGAAAGAAGTAAATCCATCATTTGTATAAGTGTTAGTTAAATCAAAATAGTTTACAACAGGTACATTGTCTTTTGCACCGTCCCAATCGAATTGAGAAGAATCTGGTATATACTTACTATCATAGTTCTGAGGAAACTTTGTGAATCCATCAGTTGTGTAAGTACCAGTTAAATCAAAGTAATTAACAGTTGGAACTGCTTCTTTTGCACCATCCCAATCAAATTGAGAAGAATCTTGTATGTACTTACTATCGTAGTTTTGAGCAAACTTTGTGAAACCAGTAGTAGTATATCTTCCAAGTAAATCAAAGTAATTAACTTCTGGTGATTGATCACGTGTACCATCCCAATCGAATTGAGAAGAATCTGGTATATAACTTGATATAAATGGCTGTGATAAGGTTTTAAAACCTTCTGTTGTGTGCTGACCACCTATATCAAAGTAATTAACGGCAGGTGCTGTTTCTCGTTTTCCATCCCAATCGAATTGTGAAGATTCTAAAATATAATTAGTATTGTATAATTGAGCAAATTTTGTAAAGCCAGATGTTGTATTAGTACCAGTTAAATCAAAGTAATTAACTTCAGGTGCTTTCTCTGTTTTACCGTCCCATGTGAAAGCGGATGCGTTATCTACAAAAGCGGACTCGTATAATTTAGTAAACGATTTGAATCCAACATTTGTATATAAATTGTTTTGATCAAAAAAATCAGTTTCAGGTACATTTACAAAACCATACTTTGAACTATTAATAACAAAAGTAGTTTTTCCCATTTGTGCAAATGTTTGAAATCCTTTTGAGTTACCGTCTTGAATAAAATTAACAGCTGGTGCTGCATTTGATTTACCTTGCCAACCAAATGCAGAATCACCTACATATTTTGAATCACCAAATTGTTGTCTTGCGGTAAATCCATCTGCAAAATCATTAGAAAAGAAATTAGATTCTTGTGTACCAATTATAGAATATTTTGATTTTTCAGGATTTTCATTTCTACCAGAAGGTATAGTTCTTGAAACTTTATCTAAGTTGTATTTGCTATTATCTTCCAACTGCAAAGATTGTAAATCATATCTAATAGTATCAACTATTTGAGTTGGAGTCATTTCCATTAATTTAGAAATTGGAATATATTTCGTTGGTATTTGATCTACATTAAAATCACTTAAATCTTTATCCAACTTTGTTTTTAAGTCTACCCTAAAAACTTTAGTATCTGGTATAGTAACATAATCCGTTGTTGGTATATCAGTTACAAGTTCTGGAGATTCAGTTACTCGTTCAAAAGATAAAACAGATCGTTCTAATGCAATATCTGGATTTATTATATTATTTAATGGCGATACTAAATCTTTATTTATTAAAACAGATTGTTGTTTTAAATCATTAAATAATGGTTTACGTGTAATATTAATGTTAGGGTTAACTACATCATCATTAGGCAATACAACATTCCTCGTTGTTATATTAGCAGATTGCTTTGTTCTATCTGTAAATAATTCCGATGGAGTTATAGGAACTTTAGGATCAGTTACATTATTTGTCTGATTATTTAAAGCGGTATTTATATTTGGTGTGGAGTTTTTTCTATCGAATGTTAATTGAGAATCCGAAACCTCTACATCAGATTTTAAGTTATTTTGCCCAATGGCTAAACTTCCAACTTCAGTTTCAGATTTATTTAATTTACTAGAAAATAATTCCCTACGTACATTACCAAGTTCTGATATTATATTTTCGGTTGATATATTGCTAATAGGAGTTGTTTCTAAATTTGTATTAATAGCTGAATACTTTGATACAGAATTTACTAGTCCTTCTTCAAATACTTTTTTAACAATATCATCCAACTTAGAAGTTTCTAATCTCTTTTCTATCGGTATTGTATTAAATTTATTAATATCATCTAATTTAGTACCTTCTAATTTACTTTCAATTGGATTTGTAACAAACGCTCTTGTATCATCTAAAGTAGATTTACCAAGTGAATCAGATAATGGTTTTGTTTTGAATTGTTTTATATCGTCTAATTTCGATTTACCAAGTAGTCCAGATAATGGTTTTGTTTTGAATTTCTTTATATCGTCTAATTTCGATTTACCAAGTGAACTCGATAACGGTTTTGTTTGAAATTTCTTTATGTCATCCAACTTAGTTGAACTCATCATTCCCGCTAAGTTACTTTGTTCAAGTGGATTTACATTAGGAGACATAGACTTGAGATTATCTGAAACTGGTGTTACATTAGCAAAATTATTACCATCCTTGGCTTTTGAAGAAGCAGGTGTGGTTTTTTCTTGCTTTACAGCGTTTGATCTAAATTTTGATAAGTCTGATTGTAAATCTACTAATGACATCACGTATCCTAATTATTTCATATAAATATAACTTTAAGTAGATTATTAAATTCTACGGCCGTATGTATTATCTATCGCTATATTATATGCTTTTTTGAAATCAATTTTTCCTTGTATCTCTTCAACTGTTTTTTCACCAAATTTTATTATGGTTGGTTGGGTTGCCATACTTTCCATAATAGAAATTAATTTATCCAATTTAGCACCCAATCCATCTCCGTCTCCACCTTTAGCTTTCCCAACTGCTCCACCAGGTGCTAAATTAGCATTAGCCCCTGGAGGTGCTGCTGTTGTACTTGCTACTGCTGTTTGTGGTATTGATGTTGCTACCGTAGTAGTTTGTGGTATTGATGATACACCAGAAGAAGTTTGTGGTACATTTGTAATTGATTTTGTTTTATTTGCTGTGTATTCACTTGCTTTTTCTGCGGCAGATTTTGGTTTACTTTCTCCACCACCAAATAAACTTGAAACCATTCCACCAACAGCAGCATCTAATGGATTTGGTGTTGACTTCTTTTCCTCAGTTCCACCACCACCAAATAGTGAAGTCACCCCACCCATAATAGAATCAACTACTTTTGAAACAGTCCCACCTGCACCACCACCAACTTTATCCATAACTGCTGATAATTTATCAACATCAAGTGTTGAAATAGTATCTGAAAGTTTTTTCAATGAATCTGCTATTTGACTAAATGCCTTTGCTGCTCCAGATATTTTTTCAGGATTTAACTTAGTTACAAGTTGACTCATTGATTCTAATGGACTTTTTCCACCTGCTAAACTACTAAGTCCGTCCATAAGTCCACCACTCATGTTTTTCATCAATCCACTTAAAGCATCACCAAATTCTTCTAACTTACTTGAATCTATGTTTGATAAATTATCTGCCATGACTTTCATTGCAGCACCAATACTTGTTATACCTGCTGCAACAGCTGCTACTGTTTTTGGATCAACTTTCTCTATTATCTGCAATAATTGATCTATTGGACTATCGCCACCAATAAGACTACCAAGACCTTCCATTATTGCGCCTGCACCTGCACCACCACCAAACATTGCAAGTGCTCCACCGATTGCGGTTATACCCAATGCAATTTTACCCAAATTTACAGGATCTAGTTTTGTTAAACTCAGTAACTTGTCTACAATTTTAACTATGTTATCACCAATGGCGTTTATTACATTAACTATTGCACCACCGATTGATGTTACTATTCCAGAAATTCCTTCAAATATAGATTTTATTATTGCTGGAATTTGTTTTATACCTTCAATGAATACTTGACCAAGAACCTGAACAATAGTCATTAATACTGGAATCAATCCTTTGATAAATTCACCAATTGCACCAAATACGGGAGCAAGTCCCTTTATTAATTCAGCAAAAGCACCACCTAAAACATCAGCAAATTTCATCAGTATAGGGGCCATATTCTTTATTGCAGGAGCGGCTAACCAGAGAGCTACACCAAGTGCTAGAAAAAATGCAGCCACAACGCCAATAACAGGACCAATAGGAGTCGGAGTTGCTAACGATTTTCCAAGTGCCTCCATTCCTTTTCCTATTCCTTTTAATATTCCTTCAAAAGCAGCACCAACACCTTTACCAACTGATTTTATAGCAGAACCCAATCCTTTACCAAAGTCTGCAATTTTAGCACCCATAGATTTAGCACCATCTGCTAGTTTAGATGATTTATCAAGATTGGCTGTTTGTGTATCTAACATTTTACTTGTGGCATCCCCACCACCAACGGATGCTACCGATGCTGCACCTTTGCCTGTAAGTTTACCCAATGCCTTTCCAGCAAACCCACCCATTTTTCCACTCAATTTTCCTGTGACTTTACTTGCAGCACTACCAACTTTACTCACCATTGTTTTACCCAAATCGGCTGCTTTATCTTTCATTAAGTCTAAACCTTTACCAATCAAAGCCTTACCTGCAAAAGCCGCGCCTATTAATCCAACCAACTTTAGAACACCAGTAAATCCTGATTCAACTTGCTGAACAGGTTTGGTTATATTTTTAACACCATCGGTTGTTCCTTTTACTGCTTTTGTAACTTTTTCTGTTTTTTCTTCTACACTACCAAACAATGAAGCAATCCACGAAAGTGGTTTAATCATAAAACCAATCATACCCACCATTAGTTTGAATGCAGGGAGAGTACCACCTAAAATAATTTTAACTATACCAACAAGTATTGAAACTATTGGTTTAATAGAATGAACTACATCATCAAATACTTCCATCATACCACCACCTGCACTTGCACCTTCAAGTAAACCATGAACCATTTCAAGTATTGGAGTTGCCAATTTAGTAAGAATTTCTTTTACTTTGGTCATAATATCACCAAACTTTTCTGCTGCACTTGCTTGTTCTTCTTGTGCTGCTTTTTCTAAAGCTAATTGAGCCTCTTCGGATTTACCCTGTGCTTTTAATTTTTCTGCTTGAGTTTTATATATATTAGAACGTTCTTCAGCAGTTGCATTTGCTAAAGATTCTTGTAATTGTCTATCCAATCCAAGTTTTTTCATTTCTTCAGCTTTAGATAACATACCTGTCATTTCTTCAACAGACATACCAAACGCTTTTGCCATAGATTCTTGCTGAAGTACATTCATTTCTTTGAATTCTTCCATAGAACCCATTTGATGTAATATTTCGTCTTGTAATTCTCCTGTTTTTCCTTCTAATGCTAATCGCCTTGCAGTATCAAAGTTTATATTCTTACCAGTTAATACCCTTGCTTCCATCTCTGCACCAAGTGAGGATTCAATATCCAACATTCCCCTACCGATTTCTTTCATTCTTCCTAATTCTGTTCCAAGTAGTTTTGCTTTAGCTGCTGCAGCAATAAGTTCTTTGGTACTTCCTTTGAATCCTACTGCAACTTCTTTTGAAATACCAGCAAGAAGTTTAACAGCATTTTTAGAACTCATAATACCACCAGCAACCTTGATTGCTTCGCCAGAAAGGGTCGCCATTGATTTACCACTTAGTATAGAAAGAGAATGGACATTTGCAACTTCATCTTCGGTTAATCCAAACTTCTCACTTAACAATGTTGCATCTTGAACTGTTTTTGCCATACTTGGAATTTGCATCATCTTTTTAACATCAATTCCACCCATGATATTAGAAACTGTTTTCATACCCTTAACAACTTGTTCGGTATTTACACCAACGAGTCCCATTTCATGCGCCATGTCATGTGCTGCTTCATGCGCTGCAAGTGCTTCTTTTTTTGTTCCACCAAGTTCTTTTTGAACCTCAGATACACCACCATCTAATGATAAAAATAATCCAACCAATGCTCCTACTGCTGCAAGCATTCCAAATATTACAGCCTGTGGTCCCATGAGTAATGTTTTCCCAAATCCCATTACTGCTTGGCCAGACGCTTTTAATCCAGAAACCATTCCCCCTTGAAAGCCAGTTGCTATACCTGTCAATGACTTACCAACATTTTCTTGTATGTTTTTCTTAAATGTATCAAATCCAAGAACTTTTGTAAGTGCTGCACCACCTGGTATTTTCTTTATACCTTTTTCTAATCCATCGAAAACTTTACCAAATTTTGTTGCATCAATTGCACCCTTTAATTCTTCTGTTTTTTTGATAATTTCTGCTTGCTTTTTTGCTTCAATCTCATTCTCAGTATTTAATTTCCCCTTCATATCAATCATTTTTTCAATAACATTTTCCTGTTTTTCAAAAATACCAATTTGTTTTTGAAGAAATTCTAAATCCTGCTGAGAATACTTTGTCTTACCGGCAGCGTCTTTTATTGAACCACGTTCAAAATCTTCTCTGAGTAAGTCAAGTGTTCTACCTGTTTTCTTTAACGCTAATTCTTCTCGATAAGAACTTAACTCAACATACTTCCCTTCACGAACCGCTTTTGCTGAGGCATCCATGTCTTGTAATGTATCAACCAAATCAATATTTGTATAAAGGTTTTTACGAGTTGCGTCACCCAATGCAATCATTTCTTTACTTGTACCGTGTACTCGTTCTTCAATTTCTGCGGTTGTTTGTGTAACCAAATCAGTTACAAACTTAAACTCTTGTGTGCCTTTTATGTTTTCGGCAAGATTTTTTTGTATATCATCATATTTTGTTTTTAATTCATCTTCAAGGTCAAGAAGTTCCATTTTAACAGCACGAGACTTTCTATACTCTTCGTTTGTTTCTTCTGTTAATTCTAATAATTCTTCTTGTGTATCTACTATTTGCTGCATACTATCTAAGTGAGTTTGCTCACTTTTAAGTATTTCACCATATTGATTATATAATTGTCCTTGAATTCCTTGCTTCTGTTTTTCTAAACCTAATAGACTTTCCTGAACTTTCTGAACCTCTCGTAAATTTGCGCTATCTGATTTAGATAATGCAACGAGTTTTTCACGAAGGTCTATAATTTCACGTGTTATTTCTGCTTCTTGTCTGCGGAGGTCACGTAACTCTTCTGATTCTTTTTTATCTTCTTTAGCCATTATATCATGTTATAATTAAACAAAAAGTCCGTATAGATAAATATACGGACTTTAATTATTTTGGTCTAAATGTAGGCATTGCAGGTGATTTAGCTTTATTTGGCTCTTCATATTGTTTGTTATGTTCTTCAACTGCCTTAGCAACTTGTTTTATATAAAAACGTCTAAGGTGTATCGGTAATTCATAAACTTCACTCCATGTCCATCCGCCTTGTCCTCTGTAACACAATACAAATATTTCTTCATGTAAACCTATTTTATAATCAGTTCCCAGGCCAAAAAAATGATACCCCCATCGGTATATCAATCTCCTTTACCTCACCGGTTGCATCTGATATAAATGTATATGTTAAATCAAGGTCTGGTGATATTGATTTAATATATTGTCTTAAAGCACGTGAATCCGCTGCAAATAATTCATTATCTACAAAATGGTTTACCGCTGCTCTACCACTTTCACCATCTACGGAAGTAATAATGTGTTTGAGTCTCGTTGTAAGTTCCCTATCAATTCCAGTTCTTACTAATGCTTTATTCATTGTTTTTAATTCTGCCTGGATGTCCTTCTCCAAAGCATGAGTCATTAAACGAAATGTTACTACTCTTTTTGAATTAGGTAATTCAAAATCGAATTCGTTTACTCTCTTCTCAAATAAGCTGTAATCAACCTCCTTGTGCTCAATTTGAGTTAAATCTATTGTTACTTTTTGTTTTGTTCCAGGAGAGAATGGGTCATCAACTTCGACTTGATAATCTTTACCGTAACCCAAAATTCTCGCTGCAACCATAATTGCATTCTTGTCACCCATGTATAAATCATTATAACTAACAGGAGTAACAATCAAAGACTCAAACAGTTTGTCTAAAACAACACCTTGTTTAATAAGGTTTTGCGATGTTAAAATATCTTCTTCCTTTGCAGTCATATATTTCATTTCAATCACACCACTTTCGAGTGGATGACCTTGCGGATATATAAGACCTTTTGAAGGTAGAGGAATAATTTCAGTTGGAAAGTTTGTACGCTTAATATCTGAAACTCTATGTTCAGATAGTAATTGGGCTTTAATGTCAGCATCAGAAGCAATTTCTTGTTGACTAACATCATAGCCGGTTGGAATTTTAGTCATAACTAATCCTATAACAATTTATAATAAAACAATTTTTATACACTTATAAATATAAGCTATTGAGAAAATCATCTTCTTCATCAACCAATATTATATCTACTTTTGGGTCTGGTCTAATTGCCAATCTTGTATAACTATATTGAATTTCAATTGGTCCACCAAAAGGTGCTTTTCTAATAACAGTAAATTTTGTACCAACAACTAATCCAAGTTCTTGCAAACGTCGGATAAATGGTGTATTGCTTCCATAATATACAATGGTTGCAATGGAATCTTTATGTAAACTACAAAAGTGTTTGATAAAAAATCCCCATATTTACTAATATTTCTACTAATAAATATGGGGTAATTTCTTTTAATTCTAATATTAAATTAGTATTGAAGAATTGCGTAATCGTATGCTAATGTAAGAGAAATCTCAACAAACGCATCATTTGCCCAATCCATATCACCGAATGTAGTTGCGGTGATAAATGCACCTTTAATAGTCCATTCTTCAATTTTATCACCAACTGGACCAAGTACATGAAGTGTTAAATCTTTCTTATAGAAGTCAGAATAACCATCACGACCTGTTACAGATTCATGTGATAAACGAACCCATTCCATTACTGCTTGTGCAGCAGAAGGAACAATAGGGTCATACAATTTAATTGAAATATCTTGCCATTCACCCTTACCTTTTACTTTACGTTTAACATTGATATGATCGAGAGTAATTGGGTTAAAGCTGATATTAGGTCTACCAGAACCTTTTATCAAATAAGCAGGAACACCCTCGATGTACAAAATAAATCGGTTTTGTAACTTTGGCTCAAACGGGGTAAAAAATATTTCCGTGGGGTCAAGTAATTCAGCCATTTATATCTCCAAATTTAAAATATCCTTTTAAGTATAAATATAACTATTTCTAAAAAAGTGGGGAGAGTATTTCATCTCCCCTTTTTATTTTTATTTTAATTAAGCACCTGGAAACGCAGCACCTGTATTTTGAATGTTGAAGTCAAGAATAATGAATTCAGCAGTTTTTGCAGGTTGTAAGAACAATTGTCCGTATAATATGTTACGATCAATAATATCAGGTGTATTGTTACTTTCATCCATGATAACACGGAATGCATATAAACCTTGACGTTGTTGAATTGACTCAAGATATGGATTCACGATATTCAAGAAGCGAGTTCTTGTTTGTGAAGTGTTTTGTTCAAACACTAAGTATCTTGTAGAAGAAGCAATAAACTTCTTAGCTGCAATCAACAATCTACGAACATTAATACGGTCAAGTGCAGATGGACGACCTTGAAGTGTCTTTTGTCCCCATACACATACGCCTGTTGCAGGGAATACTGCAATAGGATTAATACGACCTTCGTATAATGTATCACGTTCTGCGTGTGTTAATCTTGTTTTAACTTCAACAACCTCTGTTAAACCACCACGATTCAAACCTGCAGGAGCAAACCATTCAGCAGACACACGGTCATTGAATGCTATTACACCAGGAAGAACTACTGAAGGTGGAACCCATATTGGTTTGTTTCTATCGAAATCAAGAATTTTAACCCAAGGATAATATGTTGCTGCATAATTTGTATCTACACCTTCAAGAGCAGATACTGCTGTTGCTATATTATCAGAAATTTGAGAGTTATCCATTACATAGAAACAGTCACCACGATTTTCACACATATCTATTCCGTATGTTGTAGCTGCGGAATGAATTGAGTGAAGAACACCTGGCATTACAACTAAGTTAATATCAAATTCATCTGCGTTTGATATTGCGTCAATCGCTTTCTTATATGATGTATAACCGGCTGCTGAAATCGATGAAATGTCAAAGCCTTGTGTATTACCAGCAACCATATAAGAACCTAATTTCTTTTGTAAGTTAGGCTTATGACCATCGAAGCCACCTTGGAATGGTAACATGAACTTACGTGAATCAATAGATGTATTTGTTGTTAAGTCAATATATCCAGTATATGCTGTTGCAGATGAAGGGAAATTAGCTGCAGCATTTTGAGAATAATCACCTAAGTAGAAATCTATATTTGAACCAGTTGATTGATTTGCTGCAATTGGCAATGGACGTAAGTAGTTAAAGTTATCTGTATTAGCGAAATCATATGAGAATCCCCAGAATACTCTTCTATTATAAACACCACCAGATGTTTGGTCTGTTACGAAAGTTGCAGCAGGTGGTTGAGTAAATGCGCTTGGAATTGGAGTTGTAAGAGCACGGAAACCAAATGGTACTAAGTTTGGAGAAGTAGCACCGTTTGAAACTGCTTCAGTTGTTTCTACACGAATATATTTTGATTTATTAGAATAATCACCATTTACAATAACTTTACCGTCATCATCAACTGTGATGTATCTATCACCGATAACACGAGAAATATATTTAGGAGAATTAGGGTCTAAGTTACACTTAAATTGTTCAATTATTGTTGGACGAATATCTTCATCTTGTGTATTGAAAGGAGTTTGTGGTAATTTAGATTGATCAACAAATCTAACAATAACATCAAAATCACCATATTCAGAACCAGCAATTGTACCTGCAGCACGAACGTTTGAAATACCAACTTTAACTTCATAGTTAGAATGAATACCATGAGATAATGTATGGAATTTGAATAAGTCAGATTTTACAGCACCAATTTTTTGTGAAGTAACCCAAGGAGTTGCTGCTTCTAAATAGTCATCTGTAAAGTCCCATGGAGAACCTGCTGAACCAGTTTCAATAGAAATAACAACACCCGCATCAGCTGCTAATGAAGCAGATGCTTGTTTCTTAAAGTTAACGTAGTTATAAACGGCATGAGTACCGTATGGGTTGTATCCGTATAAATCACCAATATATGAACTATTTTCAGGATTAATAGAAGAGCTAAATGCAGTTCCATTTTCACTTGTTGCATTTGTGAAAGTAGATACATCAGTTGTAAATCCACCAGATACAGTTAATACGAAAGATCCAGTACCGTTTGATACTAATGTTGAATTTGCAAACAATGAAACGGAGTCACCACTGGTAACAACAAATGTTGGGTGCAACATTGAGATTAATTTTTTTCCACCAGAACCACTTGCTACAAGAGCAATTGGGTGTTTAAGTGAATATCCACCTGAACCAAGTACACGAACTATTGTTGCACTACCTGCATTGTTTAAGTAGTTTTTAGCCGTGTATGGTAAATATGATTGTTCGTAAGTACCGCCAAATTTTGTAACAAAATCGCCGTATCCCTGAACAATGGTTGGGACGAAAGCTGGTCCCTTCAAAGTTGGTCCGATGAGTGCAGCACCAATTTGACCAATTCCCTGTTGAAGGAAAGATAGGTCATTTTCGTTGGTAAAGACGCCAGGACTTACAATTCTTTCATTAGCCACTATTATCTCCAAAAAATTATAGAATTAAGTCTTCATATAAATATGAAATAAAAAAACCAAATTATGATTTGACTGGAATAAATTTACCAGAATCTAAATCTAAAACACCGTCACCATATTTTGAATTTAGAGAATCAATTAATTCTTGTTCTTGTGTTTGTAACTTAGTGTACTCCAAGAACAGTTTATCTCTAAACTCTGTGATTTTTTCTAATCTCTGTTTTAATAAATGTAACTCAATTTCGGTTTGACCAATTTGTGCAGTCACTCTTGCATAACCAGTCTGTAACCCTTTTACTGAAGAAATATCTTCTTGTGAAAATTCCTTCTCACCTGTTTGTTCAACAACATTCTCTGACATAAAAACCTCTTTTAAAAATTAAAAATATAACTTATATAAATATGAATTATTTAACTGTAAAATCATTTTCTTTTGGATATATTCCAGGCTCTGAGTTTTCTGAAATATCAATGAATTCTTCCATTTTTCTTCTGTAATAAGCGAGATTTGCTTCATCACCAGATTGATTTAGATTTCTAAAATTAGAAGAACCGTTTCCAATCCCGTTTACTCCACCTCTTGCACCAAACACACCACTTCCACCTGGTCCACGAACTGCACCTGCAATTGGATTCTCATCGGTATATCTATCAATTTGTCTGTTTGTAGTACCGTTAATAGCACTATTATTATACAAACTTGAAAGTCCACCTATTGTTTCAAAACCAAATGACAGTTTGTTTGCAGTAACTACTCTTTGCATAGATGCTTGAGTTGCTATTTCTTTTGGTATTAAATAAGCGTGTGCTAATATAGAAAATGAAGCACGTACTACACGATCTTGTCCTGTTGTATTACTGTCTTCAATACTAACACTATCCATATTTGTTGAAAACTTAAAGAAATTTCTATCACCGAATGTTTGGCCAGAAAAATAAATAAAGTTCTCTATCAAGAAATTCAACTGATTCTGATACTCACACCAAACAATAAAATCGTAAGTAACATCAACATAATCTGGAATAGGAGTAAGAAAGTATTCCGATGGTCTTTTCTTTTCATACAATACAGAGAATTTATCATAGGGTGTAGAAGTGTTATACTTCTGACGTGTGACATATGCAATACCTTGATTTATAGAAGCGACCTTATTACGTTTGAGTTCAGTTTTCATTGCAACACTTGAACGTCTAAATGTTATAAGTGGAACTAATGTTTTTCCTTTTTTATCTTTTAGAAATCCATCTTTTTGAATTGAAGCCCACTTTTCAGAATTAGCGTATATAGTTGGAACTTGTATCAGTTCACCGTTGTCTTCAACTTTCAATTTCATGCTTTGATCTATAAATGATTTTATAGCAAAATCAACATCGTATAATGTAACACCAAGATTTCTTGTTTTGTCTTTATCTCTGCGTATTTGTGTACTACGAGCCTGTCCAAAATCTATCCTTGGATTTTCAGCAGATTTCATATCATCAATAAAACTATCGGTAGTTCTCTTGAGTGGTGGTTTTCTATATCTGGAAGAATTTTGCATTATATGTTGCTCGGTAAATCATTCAAATTATTTTCAATAGTTGGTCTGAACTCTTCTACATGAATTCGTGAACGTCTTGTTAAGTGAGTTGCAGCAATAATAGAAACATTGTGTCCCCATTTTTCACCAGAGAAAGCGTAGTCTGGATTCTTACCACCAAAGTATTGATTTTCTTGTACACTATCTACTTCCCACCATTCACCATTGTATTCAATAACATCTCCAACTTCAACAAATAACTCTACGTCTTTTAACATTTCACGAATAAAACCAAATTCTGAAGTTTGTTGATAATCCTGACCAAATTCTGTACCTTCATACGCTTGTGGTTGACGATTAATTAATGCAGATACTTTTACTGGACTAAAGTAAACTTTCTTATCTGATTCATTATAAAGGTTAGTTTTAGTATCTTCCAATGAAAGTTTATATACCGCAACTTCCGTATCTATAATGTCTGCAATTAATTCCATATTGAATTTATGTACAAGACCAGCATCTCGCGTTCCATGAAATAATGGCATTTGTTTATCCTATGAAAATTGAAAGTGGAGTACCGTTTAGACTTGCACCCAATGCCTCCGTTTCTAATCGTTTTGCTTCTAGTAATTTACTTCTAGTCATGGTATCCAACATTGCTCTGAGTTCATCAACCAATGCCTGCTTCTCAGTTCCAGCTGCTGACAATAAATCTGCTGCATTAAGTGAAGTTTCACCATTTGGAATTGGAATGCTGCCATACTTACCACGAACATAACCAAGATTTTCTTTTACTAAAGCAAGTGTATATTTGAATACCCAACGTCTTCCAACTGAATTTATGAACTTATACTCCATGTGTTCATACGGAGCGTTTGACATATCTGAAACAGTTCCGTTTGGATATTTAAGTGGATTAGAGCGTTCTTCTTTTATAATATACTCAATCCATAATTTGAAATTTTTAACTGGTACAGGAAATATCTTTAATTCATTGTTTATTAATTCAAAAGTAAACGCAGATTTACGCATTAAATCATTGAACTCAATTGCTTGAATACGCAACAAATCCGCATACATAGGCATTAACATGAATGAAACACCAGTTGAATAACCACCAAATCCAAAAGTATCTAACATCGCTTGATTACCCAAATAAGGATCGTAAAAACGAATAGAAGCAGGTGGACCATAATGGTGTACTTTCTTAATTTCTATATTTTGAGTTGGTGCTTTAATATCACGAATAAGTGTATCTAAGTTATATCTTTGTATACCAGTTACACAATCAATGGAAGCAGAGTAAAATTTAACATTACCATTGGTAAATGTTTCACTACCATACTCAGTACCCAATTGTACAAGCCCACCCATGTTAGTTGAAATATTTCTATGAGTTAAATTAGAAGCAGTTGGAGAACCCATTATACTTAATAGGTTCTGTTGAATGTTATATTGGTTTATGTGGTTTGAGTATTCAGAAACAGCTTCTTCAAAGCAAGCGTAAAAATTAGTTGGTTGAAGTTCAACATCCATTAGTGGATAACCAAGTCTTTTAGCACACCATTCAGCAACATTATCAGCGTCCACCTGAAATTCGGAATCACTATCAAAGAACCCAAACGGTGTGCTTCCGGTTGTGAACGATGAACTACCTGGCCAAATTGGAATATCTGTCATTTACTTCTCTGATTTTGTTTCATCAAAATATTGTAATATACTATCAACAATCGGATGGCGGTGGTTAGTTAATAATTCATAAACCCCCAAACCATTAATTCTATCTTTCATATTATATAAATATGGTAATCCAGAATCTTTCTTATTTTTAAGATCAATTTGAGCAGAATCACCTGTTAGAATCATCTTTGAATTAACCCCAAGTCTTGAAAGAATCATCTCTAATTGTACTTTAGTTACATTCTGGCATTCATCTACAATTACACAAGACTTAACAAATGTTCTACCACGTAGAAAACTTATAGGTGCAATTTCAATTTTATCTTCTTGTATTAATTTATCTACTTTTTCTTTACCAGATAGCATTGCCATGTTTGCATGGATAGGAGATAACCATGGGTCCATCTTCTCTTTTATATTTCCCGGTAAGAATCCAAGGTCTTCGTTTGATACAGTAGGTCTTGTAATTATAATTCTATCAACTTCTTTATAATAAAGACATTCCAATGCGATTTGAGTTGCTAATAAGGTTTTACCAGAACCAGCTTTTCCTAAAAAAACAGAAACGGTATCTGTTAATGCGTCTGATTTAATAGATTTTTGTTCTTCGTTTAATGATAAATGAAATCCTATTTTATTTTTTATTGTTTTTCTTCCTTTCTTTATACCAGAACTATCTAATCCAACAACATTTTCGTTTTCATTTATTTCGCTATGGGTTAAATCCATGTCAACTCCTATAATAATTTGGAGAGAGTTTCGCTAGTTGTATTTAAGTCTTCTTCTATTTTCAATAAAAGGTTATCTATTTTTTCTGGCTTATGTGTCCATTCAAACCCAACTAAAGCAATAAGTTCATTATTTTTTCTAATTGGATATACAACTGCGGATTTTGAACCTCTCTGTGTAAAAAAGGCTTTTGTTATTAAATCTGAAATATCTTCTACGGATGCGTATACCGCTTTATGTCCAAGTACGTCCTCCACAAAATTTGTATATAATGATATTGGTAAGTTTTGGTATCTACTAACTTCAGTGCTAACACCTTCTTCCAACGCTTCAAAAGATGTAGATAATTTAGTCATAGATTTACCAGTTTGATATTTTCCACCATTATGCCGTTGAAATATAAATGCACGTTGACATTTATACTCAACTAATAACTGGTCTAATATTGTTTGGATTAATTTGGAATGTGAGAGTTCACGGTCAATTTTTTTTTGTTTATATTCACCGTACTTATATTTTAAATACCAAGAAAGCACTACACCAAGGAGAGTTGCTACACTTGGAAGTATAATCTTTAAAAGGTCTATATATTGAATGTTAAGTTCCATTTCCAATAAATAGAAATAAGCATAAAAAAAGGTAACGAAATCGTTACCTTTATAAAATTTAATTTTATGAATCATTTCTGTGAAAATATTGTGTCAAGTTCTTTTTTAAAGAAAGCTCCAAGATTCCCAAACTTAATAGAATATAAAATATTTTTTATTTTTTCTCTGATGCTGGTATCCCACCAAATATGTTTTAATCGCATAAATGCAGCAAATAAACCTGGAGCATCCATTGTTACCTGAAATCCGATTGTGGTTATTATAACAGCAAATACTGAATTAGCTATTTTTTGTTTTTTATCCATTGGAACTTTGTTAAAGCCAGGTACACCGACGCTTAACATTCTCATAATATCATTTATATAAAACTTATGCAATTTATCTGCACCTGTTCTGAGTAATTCTGCTGTTTTAGTTTTATCACCCATACCGATTTCTTTTGAAATAAAGTCTATACCTTCAGCAGCAACTCTAGCAACATCAGGCGCTGAGAGTGCAACTGCTGTGACTTCTAATGGGTCAAGTGAAAATTCTTTAACTACCGAAGTTTCATTAAGTATATCTTTCAATTTTATATGATTTGATTTTTTCATTTTATGTACACCAAATTTCCATTACGAATTTTGAATTCACCTTTTGGTAAATAACCATCTGAAACATTTTCTTTACCGAATTGTTCATCATAGAAAGAACGTATATGCTGCATTACAGCAATTATAGCCCATGCTAAAACAACTGCGTGTGCTATTTGTACAGCGGTCATTAATGCGTCACCAAATGGAGTTAGAAACGGTTTTACAATATCAAATACAGTTTCAAACGAAAATGTACCTTTTATGCCGTATGCCCAAATTTGATAAGATTCCAAGACTATATACGATAATATTGGAAATGTAAATGGTCCAGGTCCACCTAACTTAGCGGATACCTTTGATGATACAGGTAATAGTTTTTCTGCAGCCTGTTCAGATATAACTTCAATTAAAGTTGCTAATGGGTGAAATATTGCTTTTATACCAAGAATAACATAATCAGCAACTTTTCTTCCCATTGGATTCTTTATAAGTACACTTGTTATATCTGCTTCATTTAATGTAAAAAGTTCTCTGATGTATTGTTTGTTTGAAAATATAGATTTATATGCTTCAGCAATATCTTCCATTGATTTTTCTACTTCATCACCAGAAATACCCTCTGTATCAGTTGGTGTAAAATCACCCGCTAATGTTCTTTTTTCAAATAAACCACCACCAACTAATTTTTGATTAAAATACGTTGTTAAGTGGTCATGTACAGATTTAACATCTTCAAAATCTTTTTTTGCGTCTTCGTGTTTATGTGGATGCTTTTCTTTAAAAACTTTAAACCAAGCCGCATCCATTGTACCTTTGAGTTTATCACCAACTTCCACAACCTTAGTTTTTATAAAGTTTATCATTTTATTAAATGCTGCTTTTACTTTTTCTACTAATTCTTTAATCATATCTGAGAAGTTTGCCCAAATTGTTTTAACACCTTCCCAACCTTTTATAAAAGCATCTTTAACTTTAGCACCAACATCAGTTACTTTATCCGTTGCTGCATCCCATGATTTTTTTATAAAATCCGTAAAACCTTCGTTTAAAGTACCTTCGGAAATTAACTTGTGTTCTTTATTAATTAAACGTATTGTACTTTCATTTATTTTGCTAATACCTTTATATTTCAAATAGTTGCGAACAACCAAACTTTGTGTTTCAGTTAGAACATCAGAGTTCAATATATTGTTTATTGCGAATTCATCTAAGAAAGCATAAGACATAACTTTATTTAATTGTTTTTTCTGCTCTAATTTTATTTCATTAATTAACTTAGTTAGATGAAATTTGTTATGTATTTTATTCTTATATTTCATTGCGTATTTAATTATTCTTTAATAAATAATAAGTTACCGTTCTGCATTTTGAATTCACCGATTGGGGAATATGATTCAGTTTTTTCTTTATTTACAACATCAACCAAGTTTATAACTATATTAGCAACAGTCCAACAGAATAGTGCAGTATGGATACCCCTTACAATATCAAGTCCCACCGAAATTCCAGGAAATAATATTTTTGCAACAAACTCAACTTGAACTTCTCCCATTTTTTTCTTTATGAAAACTTCTACAAACTCGCCAAGTAGTGTTCCAAGTAATTCAAACGCGTACGCGCCTGGACCACCAACTGATTTTGTTGCGTTTGAAAAAGCACCAAGTAACTTAGGACCAACTGCCTTAGCAATAACTTGACCTAATTTAGCAAATGGCATGAACACCCATTGAATCAACTCTATTGCGTAATGAACAACTTTTTTCAAGGCTGGGTTTTTAATAGCGTCATCTAAGTGTTCAACCGAATGACCTTCTTTTAAATTTGCTTTTCTTTCACTTCTATTTAATAATTCACTAACTACCCCATAATCTGATAAAAGATTATTTCTTTTTCTGATTAAACTTTCTAATGCAGGAATTGCTTGTAATCCTTGTTCTGCTGCTTTAGGGTCAACTTTAGGTTCTTCATCAACAGTACCGTTTCCTGCTAATACATCTTTTTCCCAAAATGGGTTTGTTATCCATTTTTGAAACCATGCTGATTTCCACCATTTGCCAGTTTCACCTAATTGTTTTAATTCTTTTACAAAATCTGGATCAGCAATTAATTTCTTGTCTTTAACTTTACCCATAATTTCAGCACCAACATTTCCAACATTAGCACCAATATTACATAATTTTAATAATCCGTTTTTTGCTGAATTAATAACTTCCTGAACCAATTCTTTGAATTCACTCCAAATTGCTTTCATTTTGTTCCAACCACCTACAACTGCTTCCTTTGCTTTATCACCAAGACTTTTCAAGCCACTCCACATATCACCAAAGAATCCCTCAGACAATTTAATGTGTCCATCTTTTAATTCGGATATAATTTTTACTTGCTTATCCAATCGTTTAATAGTTGCTTCGGTTAATGACTTTGTTTTTGTTTTACTAAATAACATTTTTAATGCTTTCGATTCTCTAACAGAAAAAACATCTGAATTTAATAATGAATCTATTGCAGTTTCATCCAAAGAAACAGCTTTTTTTGTAGTTTTGTTTAGTGTACGAACCGTCTGCTTTTGAGATAAAAGTTCGTTCATAATTGATTTTAATGAGGTTTCATTGTTGTTAGTCATAGTTGTTCCATATATATACAAACTGTTTTTAAATAAATATATAATAAAAATAAAAACCCAATATTATCATATTGGGTTCTATTATAAATTCGTATTAAACTAATTTATTTTCTTTTTAGTTTATTTTTTATTATTTCAGAAACAATTGGCTTCAATAAGGTAAGAAGTTTTTCTTGTAATTTTTCTTTTCTTACTTTTTTAGCATAAGATTCTTGTAATCTCGTTTTATTAACTCTATTGTATTCACGGAGTTTTTTCATAATATTTTCTGTAAGTGGTTTCTGACCACGACGCATTTTATAATATGATTCCATCTTTGATTTAACATCATCACCATAAGGTTCTTTAAGGTCAATAACACCTGCCGCAATAGCTTTAGCAATCTTAGCAACTTCAGGCGCGTTAATAACAGGCATATCTACACGATTTGGAGCCCATCCTGGAATCTTCTTTGGCATTTTAGCTGCATTAGCAACCATTTTTTTCTTCGCTTCTTCTACCGAACCACCACCCCATTCTTCAAAAGCCGCTTTACATTTTTCTGCATCTTTTTCTGCCCAATATCCATTAGCTAAAACTGCATCAATAGCGTCTTCTATTGGTTTACCACCAAACTTAGATATATCACCCTTACCTGTATTACCACCTCTTCCGAGTCCTTTTGTTACAACATTAAGTGCAGTTACTAGAGCAGCACCTGGTAAATCAATCTGTGTTGCTTCAAGAGCAGCGGATGGGTCAACTAAGAATGTTGCTGCCCAACGGTGATGGCCGTCCATAATATAATTATCGTTTGATATAATCGCTTGTAAATCACCACCAGGTCCACTTGGCATAGGGTTGATTTTCATTATTGCAGAAAAAGCAAATTCTACTGCTTTCTGTGGAACTACTTCTTTTTGTGACGGTTTTAATTTAGCTGCAGCAACAGAAACTTTTTTAGATGGAATCTGATCATCTTTTTCATTACCATCTGCTTTTCCACCCTTATACGCTGCTTTAGCTGCGTCTGCCGGTACTTTACTTAAACCAATTGCATCGGTTGTACCAAACACTTTATCATCTTCAAACAGGCTTATCTTTTTCTTAGTCTGTTTCATTTTTTTCCCACTATTATTACAAAAATTACAAATTATAAAAAGAGCGTATCTGTTTGAACACTCATAGATAAATATAATACAAATAAAAAAGGAGTGAGAAAATCTCACTCCTTTCATTTTTTCAACTAACTATCTAAGACTAGATGTCACTTAAATTTTCTACTTGGATTAAACCGTAGAATTCAGGACGAACTATTTTCTTAGCGTAGCGTGTCATTACCCCTTTACGTGGTGTAAAGTTTGTTGGGTCATATACTAACGGTGTCATTACAAGTGGGATATATGGTGCATAAACCGCGCCAGTTTCGAGGAATTGTGTTCCACGGAAACCAACTAAGATTTGGTTTTCTAACATATATGGGTTCTTGTAAACTGTGATACGGCCATTTAATTGACCAACTTTTTGTACACCCATTGCGAATTTCATACCTTCACCATCAACTGCATAGCCAGGCATAGATTCAAGAATTGTAGCAACTTGTGGAGAACATACTAAGAAGTTTGCGCCACCACGTAATGTTTTCTGATGAATTACGTTTGATACTTTTTGAATCTTTGTACCTAATGTTTGGAACCATGTTTGTTGGTTGAATGCAGAAGCTGCACCTTGTGCTGTTGAGTAGTCACCGAATGTACTTGAAGCAGAATCATAAGTGCGACCAATACGTGCTGACCATCTTTCTGTTGTTTGTGCGTTCTTAATCAACATATCAAGAATTTCTAAGTCAATTTCTTGAGAGATATACTCAGATAACATAGAAGTTAATTCTGCTTCTGCGTCAATTGAGTGATATGCATTCAAATCTTGTGCGAATTCAGGTGTCCAAACTGCTTTCAACTTACGTGTTTTAGCAACAATAGATTCTGAACGTAATTCTAAGTTGATTTCTGGAACACCTAATGATGTTACTGAATCACCTGTTGATGCGTCTTCAAAGTCACCACGAGTTGTTGCTGTAGGTTGTTTTTCATATGCAATACCGATTGTTGCAGGTGCTGCTGATGCAGAAACAACGAATGTGATTGTTGAATTATCATTTGCTGTTGTTGTGTATTGTGGGAAGTATGCTAAAATTGTTGAACCAGATACTTTAAATGCACGAACTGCTTCCATGTCAGGTGTTGTTAATGACGCTGATTGAACAGTAATTGTCATAATAGCACCAGCATTAAGAGATGCTGAGTAAGCACTTCTAAATTGTGTATCATGTTGGAATACAGATGTAGTATTGTATGTTACTGATCCAGTTACGAATTCTGTTGAAGATATTGCTGCTGCTTTTGCAAGTGAAGTTTGTGCTTCATTGATTGAGTAGCCAAAACGACCTGCACCATAAAGACCGCCTGATGCATCCGCATTTTTTGCATCTTTACCTGTTACACCGAATACAGAGTCAGCTTGTGAATCTTTACCTGCACCTGTTGTGAAACCAGGTTGTGCTGTACCGTATTTGAAATCTAAGAAGAATACAAGACCTGAAGGTAAGTTCATTGGTTGAACAGAAACAAAATCTTTCGCAGCAATTTCAGAGAAAATACGGCGAACCAATGGAAGTGCAACACCTGCCCATTCTTCTGAGCCAGCTGCTGTACCTGTACGGTTTGATTCATCAATAAGTTGTTTTGCTTGGTTTTCTAAAAGAACTGCAATAGAGTTCTTTTCATAGTCATTGTTTAAGTTATCAAGTAAACCTGTTTTTGTCCATTTGTTAACAATTTGACGGTTTTCTTTGATAAGTTGCTTGTGGGGATTCCCAGAAGCGTTTAATAAAGATTGTACACTCATTTTTTTCTTCCTATAATAAAATTATTTTAAACCTGCTAA